CTTAGGAATAAGCGTTAGCACATAAAAATGCGGTGTGGCGACCTGTCCGCCAGTAGAGCCTCAATCATGGAGGATACTATTTACACTAAAGAGTGTGCAGTCCGAAGATGCTGGAACACTCCCTAATTGCTTTTATAAGTGTACAAAAAGCATAAAGTACGTCACGTTTAACCTCGTGACTGGGTGTGGATATCCGTCATCTAATTTACACTCCTGTTGGGAATGTAGAATAGATGTAGAATGTGGGTACATTCAAGAAAAAGTACAGCCCAAAATCTGTCCCTGCAGCACAGTACAAGTCCATCTCAGTATTTACGCTAGTCATTCCCTGTGGAAGAGCTACTTCGATGCTAAACGCATCTTGTAGTGAACCATCATAGAATTGAGCAACGTTAGCATTGCGTGGACGAGTAGTCTGGAACTTATAAGGTGACATATTTGGGCACTGAACATTAAGTCCTGAATTTGTAAATTGATTGGTCAAAGCCGATCCACAAGTGCCTGGATGGATATTCTGCGCAGCAAATGCTGCAATTTTACTTACCGTAGCCGTAACTGCTGCTACTTGTCGAAAACCAAAATCGTGATCGGATACGTTATCCTTTATCACTCTTACGGATTTGACAGCGTAGCTTAGATTATTACCCATGGCATTGATAGACCAATTCGTGCTACCTCTATAAGCCAAAAAGGCTGGAGAGATGAAAGACAACATGGTCATTTTCGTAAAGTTGAAGTTGGCGTTCGCTCCACCAAGAATTGACGTGGCAACCCATGGTGCGACAGATAGATAGCCCGGGGTAGGAGGCATCTTATGAAGGTCGACGTAGTTCACAATAGAACCGGTACTACCAGTGTGAAATGTTCTACAGACAAATTCATACCTCCGCAACAGCTGTCTCAATGATCTAATATTCTCACCATAGTGGACCAAGTATTGCTTATCACTCGCCGATTTCGCAGTACCCAAAACAGTATGATCTACTTCTCCATCAAACTTCATTTCCTCACTTTGTGGAGCGTATAGACTCATCAAATTAGTGGGATCCACTACGCAAGGGTTGGCGAACTCAATATTCTCAGCTGCTCTTACATAAACTTGTATATCAACTGATGAAGACGCAACAGGAGCAGTGAGGGCATTCATGACTCTCACCATGATGAAACCATTATCATAAAGTCTATCATAAGGGTACGTACCAGGAACTGCTGTTCTCGTTGCCCATCCCTTAGCTGATGCAGTAATAGCGGTACGAACGTTGAGAAAATGTAGGGCTTGCTGATACGGTACTCTAAACTCAATCTGATCACTCTGCCCAATATCAACAATAGCTGTGTGCACCACATTGCTAGTAGTCACAGTATTACCAATATTTTGAGCAGAGTAGCCAGCTGGATCAAAGCTGATGCGAAGTTTACCTTTATGGTATTTAGAACACACTATTTTGAATCGAAAAATAATATCTCCGCGCCGATTATTGAGTAGTTGCGAGATACAGCACATAGGTGTCATGTACAGCAAACTATTTGTAGCCCCATCATTATCATAGAGTCTAGGATTGACTCTAGAATAGAATAGAACCTGATCAATGAGATCAGCCGTTGACCATGTAGCAGTGGTAAGATAAGACTCCTTCCCAGCAATGTATGCCAAAGACATCTCATCTTTACCCCCGAGACCAACAATTCTTGGATCTACGCTCAATTCATTTTTTGGATCCAAAGTGAGTTTTTCTATTGGAAATCCTATTTCGGAGGAGCTGAATTTTGGAAAAGCTTCTGATCTCACTGGTCGAGTATCGTCTATGACTGGTACATTGGTAAAACCAAATAAACTAGCTATCGACGACACGGCACTCGCCCCAATGCTGGTGGCTTTTGCAAAAGGACCAATAATTGGGAAGTCGGATATAGAAGACGCAAACTTTGCAATTGCAGATGCTGGTTTCGATACAGGACCTACACCATATTCATCAGATTGCAGAGCATACCCCACGGAAGCTCCTGAAAGTTCTATATCCTCCATCCAGGCATATGTGATAACGTTCACACCACTCCCAGAAACACCATTAGCACTCTGGAGGGAAGAATAGACCAAAAAGGTTAATTCTCCCATGGACTGCCAATCTGATGCCGTTTGAACACTCAACCAATTCGTGGCCCAAATAAATGGTAATGTCAACTCATACGAATCATCGTGTTGAGGTTCAATAACGACATGTGGGCGTTGAGAATAGGGTATAAAGTGTCTTGTAGCACCATCTAAGACGATAGTGCTTGGAGTAAATTCGTGCATGGGTTGGTATGAAGCCATTAGACATCCATAATAGAAGGGTGATGCACTAATCTGAATTTTAAGTTTCAAATTTCCACGA